GCTTTTTGTGCGGCTGGCAACGATCCAATCAACACATCCTTGGCCACTGTTTTCATTTCTTGATTTGCAATACTTTTTATATCTTTGTTTTTAAATGTATTATAAGCTGCGCCAGCTTTTTGTACGGCACCAACTACACCGGCCACACTGTTACTTTGTAAATCTTGTATGATACCAACACCAGCGTCAATCAAACCACCTTGGCCAAACACTGTGGCGGTGCTGCCTGGTCTTGATAACGCACTAGGCACATTGTCATAATATGCAGGGTCAGCAAATCCCACAACGTTGGTGTCAGGTCTCACGCCGCCAATTGCGCCTGAATAATATTTCACAGTTTCATATCTCATGGTCATTTTATTGGTCATGATTCCGTTGCCAGCACTATAATCATAGGTGTCATGCGCCCAGTCGGTGATCATGGGATTGATCAGGATGTATTCTGCAAACTTGTGTTGGTCCAGGCCGTAAATTCTGATGTCTCTAAAAAATGGAGGCTTGCCGCCAGGATTGGGGTCTGTTGAATCTGAATAACTTTCGCCAATGTATCCCCAGTCATTCACAGGACGATACGCATCATAAGTGTCTCTGCTGTTGTAACTGAATCCAGCAGGTGTGCCTTGCACAGCAGCCAGCTGACCATTTTGATTGGAAACGTTGTCGTATTTTTGGCTGGGGTCTTTGTAGTAGTAGCTCATGTAGCTGTACCACATGTTGCGCACAAGATCGCCGCCGTCGTCATGAAATTCGACCTGAACTGGTTCGTAGTCAATTTTGGTCTGTACCAATCTTTTACGATTGTACTGATTCATTGTGTCCACACTGATTTTATAGCTGGGCAACTGAATGTTCTTGACCATGAGGCCAATGGTGGCAGTGTCTTTGTTGGGAAATACCGATCTCAGCGCAGGAATCTGTCCGCTGTTCACAGTAAAGTAAACATGAAACAGAAACTTTTGTCTCGGAGCTAACTCATAGCCATTGGTTAAGAAAGTCTTACTGGCGTGACTATAAGTTTTGAGTGCGTCTGCCCCAAAGAAACCTTTGAGGAAATCTTGGCCAAAAGCCATGAAGTTTAACCTACTCCAGTTGCTACATCACCAACTGTGCGGCCAATTGTGGTTCCAACTCCTTCGCCAGGAGTTTGATTAGCATTGTCAAATCTCATTATCATGCTAATGGTAACTGGTGCGCTTTCACTGTAATCCATGTTGTTGTAGTTTACTTCTTTCAAGTAGCAACCATAAATTTCCCATGTTTCTAGTGCCACTGCTTCACCAGCTGCGTTTCCGCCGTCTAGCACTTCAAAACGTGTTAAGAATTTATAGTCAATACCTGAAGCGGCTGATGCCATTTCCATGAAGTCCAATTGTTTCTGCAACTGTTCACCAACCAGTCTAGACACATTGCCGCCTGCATCATCACGCAGATTGACAGTGATATCGCCCCAGGTATATTTTCCAGCCAGTTTGATTGTGCTGTTGTAGATGGGAATATCAATGTCAGCAAAACTTACTTGCGGACGAGTAAAGTCCATGACCTGTTTGGTTAATTCTGTGCGAGGTGTGCTTACACCAAAGTTTTCAAATATCACTCTAAAGCGATATTTGAGTTTGGGCATTAACAGACCTTGGTTGGGATTGCTCTGATCACTGGCCAAGGGTACTGTCATTCTAGTTAACGATGAAACTGCCATGGTATTATCTCCTATTGTCTTTATTTATGGTGTTTTCTACCATGTCATTACGCCGCTGTTGCAACTGTAGCAATGCTGGTTGCGATTTCACCAGTATTCTTGATGCGCAATGGAATGTAAATAAATTCAACTGCTTTCACTGGTTCAATAGCAATGTCAACATACAGCTCATTACGGTCAATTCTAGCTGGTGTATTATTGGTCAAATCGCAAACCACCAAGTAGTCATAGATACCTCGTTTGTTGACCAAGTCAATCATCAAACTATCAACAGTATTCTTGATCTCATTACGAGTGATTTGATCATTGGGTTCAAACAAGAATGTGTTACCAATTTCTTGCAATCTGCCGCGTATGAATGCTACCAAACGAGCAACGTTGATTCGATCCAGTGCTGTGGTGGTTGTGGTAGCAGTTTTGTTACCAAAGTTGGTGATACCAATTCCAGGTACAAACGTAATTGGATTAATATCTAACTGGTACAAGGTATCACGTAGGCCTTGACTTACACCAATAGACTGAAATTCTCCAGTGGTGGCATTTATGTAGCCAATTCTGGCTGCATTGTCAATCACACCACGACGTGTTCCAGCCGGTGCCAGCCATGGATAGCTGACTTCGTCACTGCGGATTATGGTTCTTACCATCATGTGACTTGGTGGTTGTACAACTACACTGCCCGATAAGTCTGTAGTCTGGCAGCTGGGATAGAACACACCTAAGTATACATCTCCAGTGGTCAATCCGTCACCTGTTGCTGTTCCTGCTCCAGCATTGTTTGATGCCCAGGTTGAAATAGTGGTTCCATCAGGTCCCAAGCGCAGAGGTGTGTCGCCCACAATAAATGCTGTATTTTTACGATCATTGTTGAGTTCTACCATGTTCTGAATCAACTCTGGGTATGCAGGGCAAGCCATCAAATTCATTTGACGTTGTTCTTCTCTAATTTCCACACTGCTGTCAATTCCTGACTTCAATGCAGCCACAATGATCGCTCGTTGTGCTTGGCGTCCCATGTAAGGTGCGCCGCTGGTTTTATTGCCACTAGCGTTGACCCAAGTATTGGTCTCAATCAAACTCCAGTATGTACTGTTGCTTGGTAAGTTACCAGTAGATGCTTGTTTACAAACATAAATTGCGCCATTATAGTTGACAAAATCATTGTATGCATAAGTGGTAGTACTACTATAAGTGTCTACACTAAAATCCTGGGTGTTAAAATAATCTGCCTGGAATGATTTTACATTGAATCCTGATCGACGAGTATTGAACAATAATGTTCCTTGTGGATACAAGCCAGGATCAGGAGCATCTAGGTCCAAATAGTTGCTGGTTAACAAACTGGTAATTGTGGGAATATTACCAGTTATGGGATTCACTGTGCCAGTGGACGACCAGCGAGCATCAGTAAACACAATACCATTCTCTGTGGTCTGATTGGTGTTGTTTATAACCACCCATTGATCCACACCATCTGTATTACTCCAGCGACTGAGCAATGGATAATTTTCCAGGCCTGCGGCGCTGGTATCAATCCATAAATCTCCATACGCCAATGCAGACTGAGCTGTATTAGTTTGTGTTGTTGGTGCAGTGGCACTGAATATAGGACCTGCAGCATTAGTCAATGTCAAATCGTAGCCTCTTACATCATTGGTGACATTTTGGTAACCAAACCAGGCGCCATCATCTTGAATCATGATGTCTGCTTCGGTGGTTGCAGAATAATACCATAAACGTCCTGTAGCTGGATCTTGGTCTGGTGCAACATCGCTGGCACTATATGTAAATTGATCGTAGCCTACAAAATTGCTAAGGTACAAATAACCACTACCACCATCGCGTACAAAATCAGTAGAAATAGTAAATCCAGCAGTGTTCAATGGTGTACCAGTAAGATTCTTAATTACAATATCGCCGCCTTGACTGTGTGTAAACACAATGTTACCAGCACTGTTGACCGAAGCACTGACATAGTCAACTCCGGCTGCTGACACAGCCGCAATAAAATCAGACACTGCGGTGCCATTAATTGTTGCTGTCACCGACGAACTCAGTACAGCAGATCCTGCTGAGGTGGCTTGAATAGTAAAAGTATTTCCACTGACAAATGTAGTGGGCACTGTAGTACCTGTAACAACTGTTGCACCAGTTGAGTATCTTTCAAAGATTTCCAGGGCCATGGTAACTGGATCAGTGTATCCTGGATTCTGAAGAGCATAAGTGCTACCAGCAGCGATGTTGAATCCCCCACCAATGGGGTCCAAGGCATACAATGCGGCTGCGCCTGATGCATAAATGGGTGCGCTTTGTTGAACAAATGTTCCCAATGTGATGTTGTATTTTTTGACCACTAGATTAGCACCAAGATTTACGTTGGTGGTTTTTTGCCATACTGAGCCTGTGGGCTCAGGTTGTGTATCTGTGCTTCTCCAACGAGGCACTGTGTAATGAGGACTGGCTTGGAATGCAGGAGCTGCGTATTGTCCTGTAGTAATACCTAAATCTGCTAGTACTGTACCTGTGCCGTTGTCAATAGCAATCACGCCTGTGCCTTCTGTGCTGCCGTCATTGGTGGCGGTGCTATCAGCATACAAGTTTAGTTTGCCATCAATCACTGCGGCGTAGACTCCAGCAACACCTGTGCTGTTGATTTGGGTAGCAAGGCCAGTGACTGTTGGTGCGCCAACAGGAACTGCCACTGGTGTATCATTGATTAAAATAGTTTGATTGGCAGTCAACGAAGTTGGTGCCAGTGTACCTTGAATTGTGGGCCATGCGGTTTTCCATTCATCGCTGCCAACCAGGACCCAAGTGTTATAAATGTCTGACAATTCACTTGCTGTGGTTTGTGCTGAAGTAGGGCCGCCACGCTTGTAATATGTGGGATTCTGAACATTGGTTGCTACAATAGCATAATCACCAATGCTGCCATAACTGGCAACAGGAACTCCAGTGTCTAAGTATTCAGTGTCAATAATAACTGAAGGTACTTGGTTGGTGAACGCTGCCGTGGTTTGATTCCACTGAAAAATACCCCACACAGATGTTGCGGTATCTAACCAGTAAGTGCCGTTATCTGGGTTGCCTGTTGGTCGAGTCAAACTGGCTGTGAGTTCTGTTAGATCAATATCAACACGCTGTACATAAGCACGGTTCGAAATGCCTAGCGCACTGTACGCTGCCAACAGCCCGTATTCGTTGAGCTCGTATCCGTTGATAGGAGTTCCTGCAGTGGTTTTGTAAAAGAATGGAACACCAAATGTGGCGCTGAGATCGCGTTGGCTGGTGATCAAATAAACTCTGTTGGCGTTGGCCTGTAAAGTTCCTGCTGCGACTCCTACGCCTGCACCAGAAACTTTGTTCTGTGCTGTGGCAATTAGGAAGTAAGGTACCGAGTTGGTAGCGGCTGGAATGTATTGACTTTCGTCAATTACTGTGACTTCTACGCCTGGTGATAATAGTGCCATATCAAATCCTTTTTGTTAACTCAGATATTTATGGCCAAAGTGAAAAATACGGTGTAGACAACAACCTTTGCCAAAGGTTTTTACTAAATAAGCAATGATACGTCCCATTTGTCCTGCATGTAATCAGAGATCATGTGCAATAAACTACCATCGTGATGGTATTACACACTACCGATCACGATGTACCTGGTGTATTGCTAAGAATAAAAAAATAAAACCGGCGTTGCCTCGTTGGCAGGCCGCCGGGTATAAAAAGAAATCTGCGTGTGATCGATGTGGGTTTAGGACAAAGTATGCCAGCCAGTCACTGGTGTATCACCAGGATGGCAATTTACACAATACCAGTTTGCGTAATTTAAAAACAGTTTGTTTAAACTGTGTGGAAGAAATCAAACGCCTGGATCGTCCTTGGCAGCTTGGAGATCTTGAAGCAGATGTTTGATTTGCTGGTACAAATTGTCTAGCCCATCTGCATTGTTGTCAATAATGGCATCAAACTTGGTACCAATCCAGGCAGTTTCGCTGGCGTGAATTCCTGCTTTTTCTAACTTTGCTTTGCTGGTTGACCAGGAGAAATTGGCTACCTCTCCACAATTTGCACTCAACGCCCAGGCATACCATTCAGGTTCAGGACCACGTACAACTCTAATAACAGTGCCGCCGGCTTTTTTAATGGCTGCTATTTCATTAGGGAATCTACAGTCAGATATCACGATGTCGTCTGTTGTGGTGCGTAATTTGTTTTCTACACTGGCAATCCAAATGTCGTCGTGAAATCCTTGACGGCATACTTCTGTTCCCCAGTGTTGCAGCACCCAACGTGGAGTTAGTTCGGCGATACCTAGACGTTGGCTCCACCATGGATCCACTTGCTCTCTCCAGGCTCGACTGTGTTTGGTTCGGCCTTCCAGTAATTCTCGGTCCCATCCAAACACACCAGATATTGCATCCTTGAGACTGTTGGCAAAACTTTCTCTACGAAACTGATGTAAATTCACAAGATAATCTGCTACAGTATCTTTACCAGCACCTATGAGACCGCATACTCCAATAATCATCTAAGTTCCCTTACATTTAAATGTTTCAATGTTGCTTGCAACATGTCAATTTGCCGACGACAATCTTCCAGTGCATGATGACTGGTTGGAGGTTTGGGCAATTCGGACCATAAACTGTACACTGTTCTTGCATCACGCACATGATAAAATTGCCAGGGCAGTGATTTTTTGTAGCTCTTGTAGGCATGTTCCAAAATGTTCATGTCGTATGTAGGACCATTGGCCCAGATGAACTTGTGTTGCCAGGCCAGTTTGTA